CAAACGGCCTGCCATCTTTATCGCCTGCCTTGGTAAAGCTAATATGGACATGTTTTAAGTGTTTGTTGAATCCTTTATATGGTCGCCATCTATAACCAAGGATCTTGCTTGCTATCTTGCCGTTATGGATTACGTAAGATATGCGTTTATCGGTTTTTGCGCATTCTCTGATTTGGTCAGCCAAATATACTGAGAGCCCCTCGGATGAATCCAGGCGAGAATCCACATCAATGGCTCGCACACATCCCCCATCTGGGTTATGATCCGATTTTCTGGCAGAATGACGAGCATCACCCAGCCACCCATCACTGGCAGACTTACGATCTGGGAACCATAAATCAATTTGATCTCTTAACTGGACTCCAGCTGCGCATAACCAAGGTTTCATTAGCCAAGCAAAACTTTTAGCTCATCAATTGTAAGACCAAGTTTGTCCGCAATTGCTTCTCTTTGAGCAGCTTTGGAATCGTTCTCAGCAATTTTCGTATTAATTTCTTTTTGCTTTAATTCAATTTGCGCTACTTCGTCAGGCGTAAACTCTCTAACAGTTTGCTCACCTGTTGCTGCGTCTATAATTACCTCAGTATATTTCATTTAGTTACTCCCATATACATAGATTTTGCCTACATCCCAACTAGCACCACTTGTGTTAAATGATATTGACGAAATAACCGAACTGCCTGTATAAATGGAAGTTCCTTCATATCGCTCATTATTTGTATTACCAGTTACACCTATAATTCGGGTTAGTAATTTAGTGCCCGTAGAGTTTGCTGCGTCAATCATAATAATGCCGCTCATAATATCTGCACCAGCAGACAAATAACCCAAAGTGCATGCCGTTGTGCTATCCAATCCATTTTCTGAAACGCTGATCATGTTTGTGCCATAAGAAGCAGGGTTATTTGCTCTAGATAAATGATTGCTATATTTTGAACTTGTATCTCCATTCACATGAAAGTTAATGGATTGATTGGTGCTGTTAGTGCTTATTCCAGATAAAACAACCAATAATCTGTTATATCCAGAAAGACTTGAAATTCTCGTTGTAGTTCCTGATGGAGTAGTGCCACCAGTATTAATTAAAGTTAAAGTAGTTGTTGTACCGCCTGCGGCAGCTGCCCATTTCATACCAGTTGCTTCCGCGCTGTCTACTTGCAATACATGACCATTGGTTGCACCAACAGCCAAACGACTAAATGTATCTGCGCCAGTTCCAACAATTAAATCACCTTTAGCGTCAATTGCTGTTGCCATTGAGTTAGTAATTGTTACAGTGCCAGATGTGCCACCACCACTTATACCAACTCCAGCTGTTACGCCTTCAATGTCACCTGTTGCACCTGAAGCAACCCAAGTTGCACCGTCGTAATACCACAATCCATTTGTGTCTTTTGTAAATGCAAAATTACCTTCTTGGGGTGATGTTACAGCTGCATCTCTAGCTGCGGCACTGGCAAATACCCAAATGCCTTGCATTAAATAGCCATCAACATCAGCTGCGGTTAATACCTCGCCAGTTGTAAAATCTTTAAAACCTAATCCTGCTGCCATTTTTACTCCTTAGTAACTTAGTACATTATAGTCTAAAGTGCCATAAATGCTGTTATTTAATATCAGCGAATCTATGACTGGCTCTAGAGTGGTGAACGTGGTTTTCCAACTGTTTGGCGTGATAAACATGCGTACGCCAAAAATCTGCAAAGTCTTCTGAATGGTTGATCCACCAGGCTGAGTGGTCAATACGCTTATAGGATCAAAGAAGTCTAAATTAAGGGCTGCAATTATGCCTGAATTGTAATTAGGGGTATAAAGGTCAAGAACGACAGCATCGCATCGGATTGAGGTTTCAGCTCGACTAGCCACATAAGCTTGGGCATAGTCCAAAGCCACAGCATCGGTTTGCATGAGTAGATCATTTAAAAAATAGGAATGTAAAAAGTATTTATCTATGGATGCTTGGTTAGTTGCAACCTGAGCAGTGCCGCCCAGTCTAGTAATAGTGGCTTTGTTAAATACCAAAACATCATTTAATATCCATGATGCATCAAAATAAGGTATGCCACTGCCATCATCGGCAAACACTGTTGGGGTGCCACCGATTGATCCAGCCGTTACGCCACGATCTTGGAATACAAATGAGCCATCGCCATCCACATAAAGTGCCCCATATTCAGATTCTGAAACGGTAAACATAGCTTGTAGTGCTGTGCGATTTGTACCTGGATCAGCCTGCATTGTGGTTAAGCCTGCATCTATATCACGCATCGAAGTTGGCCAGTCAATTTCGTCTAAGATTTGGTTAATTCTTGTGCCACTTAGATTCCCAGCACTTGCACCAGTTACTGTGCTAATTTGGGCGTTTTGAGCTAACCTAAATGCATCTACAGCTTGAATCGTTGTAATGGCAACATCTTCTGCCTCTGAAGGGTAAGAAGTTACATAGCTTGTAATAAAGCCCGAGAATACTGGATAAGTAACACCTGAGTAGGTAGCAGTAATCTGTACCTTACGCATTGGCGTTAATAGATTGTAATAAGGGCCAGAAGTGTTCTGTGGATTAAAGTCGCCATTTTGATCTACTAGGCGCAGGGTTAATGACCCCGTTTGGAATTGATCGGATAAAGCTGTGCGACCTCGGTTGGTCTCGATGCGGTTAATAAGATTTGATACATCAACGATTACAGCTGTGGAATCGGCCAAGATATTTGTGCCAAGTATGCCAGTATCTAAGATCATCGCCTGGGCAAAACTTGGCCCAGTGCTAAAGTTAATTATCGCATTTACTACAGGTACAGTCATTATGGAAGACTGCCTGCTGGTGATGTGCTGTATCCGTTGCGCAACGCACCCTGTACGCTATCTGCTATTAATCTTTGGAATGCATCTCCAGTTACAGAGGTATCAACTGTAAGTCTTACATCCGCATAACTCATTGGAGTTCCTGATACACCAGGTGCATAAACTGGATTACCACTACCCATTGGTACTGTGTAATCAACATTACCTAATACACCTTGTGGTGTTGGAAATAGTTGCGGAAGTTTATCACTGGTTTGGCCTGTTGGATTATAAAGACCTGCTGCAATTCTATCGTTAATTCGGCCAATTAAATAATCATTCATTGTCTGCATCTTGGCTATTTGTGCTGTTAATTGAGATGCTGCACCACCAAAGGCATCTGCCAATTCTTTGGCTTTTTTAGCAGCTTCTAACTCAGCGTTAATTTTCTTGGCCAATGCTTCGTTATTATCAAGTATCGCTATTTTGGCTTCTAGGCGGAGTTTAGTCTCAGCATCGGTTACCTCATTCAAAGCCTTGGTATAGCCAATACGCTCTAGATCAAACTTCTCAGCTAGTTTATCTACCTCTGTTTTTGCCTTTAATTGTTTGTTTTCTTCTTTACGATAAAAGACAGCTTCTTTAAGTGCCTTAATCTCTAGGCGACTCTCTCGGTTATTAGCATTTTGTAATGCACTGCTACCCTGTGATTTACCAATATCGTATGCAATTAAGCCTGCTGCGCCTACGATTAACTGTTTTTTGCCTAGCGTGGCTAATGCTGCTACTCCTAATAAGAACTTGCCTACATCGCTGTCTACAATGTTTTTGATTTCGCCAACTAACTCACCCATACCTCTGGCTGTATTAGCAATAGCCACAGCAAAGTTATTCATAGAGTTTGATGCTTGATCTATTGAGTTATCTTTACCTAATGCGCTAAGGGCATCTATTAAACCTTTTCCAATAATCTCTGTAGCATCAGCAGCTGCAACTTTAAGTTTGTCCATCTTGCCTGCATAAGTATCTAATCTAGCCGCTGCCTGTCCTGCAAACTTCTTGTCCAGTGCAGCCATGATCTTGTTCATATCACCACTGGCTATTGTGGCTTTATCTAATCCAGTACCTAATCTTGATAATGCTGTGGTTGTACCAGCTGCGCCCTTGGCTATTGCAGCCACTACGCTCTCTAGGTCTTTACCTGTACCTGCGCTTACGTTTAATGCAGTCTCTAAAGCCTTTTGACTAAGAGTTACCGATCCTGTGGCGTTTAATAATGTTTGAAATGCTGGACGTAGTTGATCGTCTAATACGCCATACAAAGATTGTAGGCTTGCTATGTAGGTTTCAACCTCGTTAATTCTAAATGCGTTGCCAGTATTCTCTAGCTGTACGGCCAGCGACTTAGCAGCCTTCTCATCGTTAGCAAATGCATTTATGGCTTTCTTGCTAAATGCGACAACTGCACCAGTGGCAAATAATCTGGTAAGTGATTTATTAAGATTCTTGGCTTGCTTATCAAAAGCGTTTAAGTCTTGCTTGCCTTTTTTAAGTGCCTTACCATTCCAGGTGGCTAATGCGGAGACGACTACGTTGGCCATTATGCTGCCTTCTTAATTTCGGTAGATTTGTTAAAGTGGATAGCTGTAGAGTTAATCGCACCCATAATTGCCTCATATACCTTGCCGCTATCCTGCGCCCAGGCTTTATAAATTAAGCGACCTTTAGTCTTGCGACCACCAGATCGCACGCCTTTAATTCTTGGCTGTGATGTAATTGCTGGCATAGAGGTTACAAACTGATAGCCTGCGAATGGATTGTTTGATGCATATTCTCTAGTTGATCTATTGTAAGTGTATTCCTTGGCTCTAGCCTTACCTTCAAATCCTTGTACTGCACCAAAGGTAGTATTAGGTCGGCTTGGGTCTATCTGTTGAAATGGTGCTCTGCCTTGTGGGTTCTTACGGCCAGCAGTCTCATAAATGCGGCCAGCTGCGCTTACGTTGTAAACGTAATTGCTAACCTTAAATCCATTCTTAAATGTTTTATTATCGCCTGCGTTATAACCAATACCTGACTTTACTGTGCCAGCATCATACTTAGGGAATGGCTTATAGTTAATTGATGGATTGCTTTCCTTAGTCCAGCCAGACAAAACTTCGCCATTACCGGGCACATAACTCTTAGCTTTAAGTGCTACGCCTCGCATTAGGGGGTCAATAGCGGTTCTAATGCGTTGGCGCATGTCCTCGTTGATAAACTCTAGGCCTTTAAGAACATCTTTAACGCCTACGACTTCTGCTGGCATTTTTGATCTCCTTAGCTCTGTCGGTTAGGACTTGTACAATGGCTGTGTACATTTCCGCATCCATATCAATAAACTCGCTAGGCGCAATTCCTGTCTCTACACTTAAAGCGGCAATACTGTATAAAGTTGAATTACGCTCTACTATTTTTTTTCTTCGTCTAACACCTCGACAGTTTCAAGACTGTCTATAAAATCCACGCCCCATACAGGTATCTGTGCGCCAGCCCTACGTAAACATTCATAAGCCAGCCAGAAGATTTCTGTTTGACGT